AATCCGTTCAGTGAGGTTGATAGGTACTAATGTTTGGACACACATATTATCACAGTATAATCAGAAAGTACATTATTATGTTTGGTACAATGTTTAACGACATTGATGTACAAAGATTCAATACTGCCGGCGAAAGAATCCAAACATTAAGGGTTCCAATTGCGTATGGCCCAAAAGAAAAGTTTTTGGTAAGGTTATCACAGGATCCCAACTTCGATCGCGATGTAGCTATCTCACTTCCTAGGATGTCTTTTGAAATTACCACAATGAATTACAATCCTACACGGAAGCTGCCGTCGACGATTAAAAACGTATATACCTACTCTGATAAAGATAAGCTAAAGTATCAGTACACACCAGTTCCGTTCGATATAAACATTGCACTATCTGTGTTTGTTAAAAACGCAGATGATGGTGTACAGATTTTAGAAGGTATACTTCCCTTCTTTACTCCGGAGTGGACAAATACAGTAAACCTTATTCCAGAACTCAAGTTAAAGATGGATGTGCCTGTTGTCTTTAATGATATAACAACAGAAGATACTTATGAGGGCGACTTCTCAACAAGGAGAGCTTTGATACACACACTCAACTTTACAGTAAAGGGATACTTATTTGGACCGGTCAGATCTCAGGGTGTTATTAAAAGAGCTATTACTACCACCAACATTGAATCAACTACTGGCGATACTTCTACAATTTCGTCCATACTTACAACTACACCTGGATTAACAGCTAACGGTACACCAACATCTGATGCAGGTGTTGCAATCAACCTTGCGCAAGTAAGTAGCAGCGATGATTATGGATACATAGAAGACGTGCAAACATTTGAAGGCGGTACCGATAGTGTCTAAGACGAAGTTGGAAAGCAACTTAAATGATCTTTTTGGTATGTCTGAAAACACAACAAGTATATCAGAAGCCAAAGGTGAGCTCGTAGCTGTACAGCCTAGAAATGAACTAACCAACAGAGAAGGCAGAGACTTCTCAGGTGATATAGATACAGATTACAGATATGCTAGAGAGAATCTGTACGAAATTATTGAAAATGGATCACATGCGCTGCATGAGTTAGTCGAGATTGCAAAATCCAGCGAGCATCCCCGAGCTTTTGAAGTAGTTGCTTCTCTTATGAAGACGCTAACAGATGCAAACAAGGATCTGCTCGAAGTACAAGCAAAAGTCAAAAAGCTCAAGCAAGAAGATAATATACAGACAGGTCCTAATAATGTAACCAACGCCCTCTTCGTTGGGTCTACGACCGAATTACAGAATATGTTAAAGGATAACTTAGAAGATAAGTCTTAATCCGGCTACACCGGCTATTATCCTCGTGTTCCAAAAAAAGTCAACAGCTTATGGCTATAGAAAACTATCTTGGTAACAAAAACCTTAAAAAGGTTGGTGTTCCTGTTGAGTACACACAGGAGCAAGTGCAGGAGTATATAAAATGCTCTCGCGACCCTATACATTTTATCAAGAAGTATGTAAAGATTGTTCACGTCGATCATGGATTAGTAAACTTCGACCTTTGGCCTTTCCAGGAGGAAATGGTAGAAAAGTTTGGTGATAACAGATTCGTAATCTGCAAACTACCTCGTCAGGTTGGTAAGACAACCACCGTAGCTGCTTACATTTTGTGGCAAGTGTTGTTCAATGAACAGTACAGCGTAGCAATCCTTGCAAACAAGCTAGCTCAAGCAAGAGAGATTCTTGGTAGGATCCAAAACGCATACGAGCACCTACCAAAGTGGTTACAACAGGGTGTTAAAGAATGGAACAAGGGTAACATCGAGTTAGAGAATGGATCAGAGATTCTTGCTTCTGCTACCTCATCGTCAGCTATTCGAGGTACATCTCAGAATCTAATTTACCTCGATGAGTTCGCTTTCGTAGCAAACAATCTACAAGAAGAATTCTTTGCTTCAGTATTCCCTACTATATCATCTGGTACTACTACCAAAGTACTAATCACATCTACGCCGAATGGCATGAATATGTTTTATAAGATTTGGGTAGATAGTGAAGAAGGTAATAACGATTACGTCAGACATGGTGTGCATTGGTCAGACGTTCCTGGAAGAGATGAGAAGTGGAGACAGGAGACTGTAAAGAACACCAGCGAAGAGCAGTTTAGACAAGAATTTGAATGTGAGTTCCTTGGAAGTACAGCTACTCTTATCGATGGAAGAAAGCTAGCACAAATTCCGTTTAAGAATCCAATTAAATCTAGAAACGGGTTCGATATTTACGAAAAACCAAAACCCGAAAGATTATATGTAATTACAGTAGATTCAGCTAGAGGTCTAGGTTTAGACTATAGCGCTTTCCTAGTATTTGATGTTACCGAGATCCCATATAAGATAGTTGGCAAATATCGATCTAAAGAAATATCCCCAATGTTTTATCCAGACGTTATCGTTAATGCTGCGTCTATGTACAACGATGCCTTTGTATTAGTAGAACTTAACGATCTTGGTGAGACTGTTGCTAATATCATACAGCAGGATTTAGAGTATGAAAATATATTGTCTACAAGTGTCAGGGGAAGAGGTGGCCAGCAAGTTGGTGGTGGCCATTCTCACAAAATACAGCTTGGGGTAAAGACAACTAAAACTGTAAAACGTGTTGGTTGTTCACACCTCAAAGATGTAGTTGAAAATGATAAAATAATTTTAAATGACTACGACTTACTTCAAGAGCTCAGCGTTTTCATAAATAAAAGGAACAGCTATGAGGCTGAGGAAGGTCACCACGATGACCTTGTTATGTGTGCCGTTTTGTTTTCGTGGTTAGTAAGACAGGACTTCTTTATTGATCTCACCGATAACGATGTTCGAAGTCGACTATATCAAGAAAATCAAAGAATGATTGAAGATGATGTTCTACCATTTGGTATAGTAAATGACGGTCACGATATTTACCATGCAGAAGACTCTGTTGGTCCCCTGGGTTATCAATATGACGTAGAGGACGTGGTAGACTTCTAAAAATTATAAATATACGAGAAACTTAAATCACGAGGAGATTAAAATGGCCTTCCAGATTTCTCCAGGAGTCAATACTAGTGAGATCGATCTCACAGCAATTGTTCCTGCAGTACAAACAACGGCTGGCGGCTTTGCTGGTCAGTTTCGTTGGGGTCCTGTCGACCAACGCGTACTAATTAGTAGCGAATCTCAGCTTGTTGGTCAATTCCAAAAGCCTGACGGAACTTATTTCGCAGACTTTTTCACGGCGGCTAACTTTCTGGCGTATTCAGATACACTGCATGTTGTTCGTATTAACAATACTGGTTTGGCAAATGCTAACGCTAATGCCGCATCCATTCTTGTAAAGAGCGAAGACGATTACGACAACAATTACACCAACGGTATTTCTGGTGGTGGAGAATTTGTTGCTAAGTATCCTGGCGCTCTTGGTAACTCGCTGAAATTTTCAATCTGCCCATCTAGCTCGGCATTTGAATCAACATTGTCCGGTACCTACACTGTAGTAAACGGAAACACCGGTGTTGTATTTTCAGCTAACCAAGCCGCAGTTATTACCTCTGGCGATCTACTGCAGCTTGGTCCTGACAAAGATATCTACAAGGTATCAACAGTAGCTGGTGATGGTAAATCCGTCACACTTGAAAGCGCCTATACTGGTAACACGGTTAACAGCTCAACAGCTCTCAAGCGTCGATGGGAATTCTATGACTTTGTAACGGCTACCCCCGGTACCTCACCCTTTGTTACTACCCGCGGCGGTAGTAATGATCAATTGCACGTTGTTGTTATAGACGAAGACGGTGAATGGACAAATGTTAAAGGTCAAGTAATTGAAGTGTTTGACGCATTGTCTAAAGCCAGTGATGCCAGAAACGAAGATGGATCTACAAACTACTACAAAGAAGTAATTAACAGATCGTCACAGTACTTGTGGTGGGCTGGACATCCTACGGGTATTACTAACGCAGGATCTGCAGCCGGAGCTACATCGTTCGGTGGCGGAAGCACACCTATTACTATTTCGCTTGCAAGTGGTTCAGATGGATCAGCTGGTACACCTGGACAATATCAAACTGCATACGACAAGTTTAAGTCTGCAGAAGAAGTTGATATTGCAATCCTTATCGGCGGAAGCTCAACATCAGCAACTGCTGTGCACCTAATCAATAACATTGCAGAGTACAGGAAGGATTGTGTCGCAGTTATTTCTCCGGAACAATCTGATGTTGTAAACAACACTTCATATGAATCTGCTGAAATTGATGATATTATTGAGTTCAGAAACACACTTCCTTCAACATCCTACGGGGTGCTGGATAGTGGATTCAAGTATCAGTACGATAAGTACAACGATCAATATCGTTGGGTACCTCTGAACGGAGATATCGCAGGTACAATGGCTCGAACCGATGAAGTAAGAGATCCGTGGTACTCACCTGCTGGTCTTAACAGAGGTCGAATCAAGAACGTAGTAAGTCTTGCATTTAATCCTAATAAGACTGAGCGAGATCAACTGTACAAAAACGGTATCAACCCAGTAACAACTTTCCCAGGCGAAGGTACAGTCTTGTTTGGTGATAAGACGTTGTTGGGTTACCCGAGTGCATTTGATCGAATTAATGTACGTCGATTGTTTATTGTCTTGGAAAAGGCCATTGCAATCGCAGCTAGACAAAGCCTGTTCGAATTCAACGATGAATTTACAAGAGCACAGTTTGTCAATTTGGTTGAGCCTTTCTTGAGAGATGTTCAGGGCCGACGTGGTATCACCGATTTCCGAGTTGTATGTGATGAATCAAACAACACCGGTGAAATCATTGATCGAAACGAGTTTGTCGGAGACATTTACGTCAAACCTGCCCGCTCTATCAACTTTATTCAGCTCAATTTTGTTGCCGTAAGAACTGGTGTCGAGTTCGAAGAAGTCGTAGGCCAGTTCGGATAATAAAGGTAGAGGAGAATAAAAAATGGCTTTTAACGTAAACACCTTTAGAGGTGAGCTTAAGCAGGGAGGGGCACGTCCCTCTCTGTTCGAGATCCAATTATTCCAACCACAGGGTGGCACCCTGAACGGTGGAGATTTGATCTCTAAGTCTCCCTTTATGGTTCGTGCAGGGCAAATTCCACAGTCAACTCTTGGTACTGTGATTGTTCCTTACTTCGGCCGTCAGGTTAAACTTGCAGGTAATCGCACGTTTGACGATTGGACAGTTACAGTAATGAACGACGAAGACTTCAAGATCCGAAATGCAATGGAGAGCTGGAGTCACAGGATTAATAACCATTCTGAGAACCTTAACGAGTACGGTACTAATCCTCAGCAGTATAAAGCTCAAGCAAACGTAAAGCAGTATAGCAAAGAAGGTGGAGTAATTCAAACTTACACGTTTGATGGTCTGTATCCAGTTGCTGTAGCTCCAATCGATCTTGCTTGGGAATCTGAAGCGATTGAGGAATTTACAATTACGTTTGCATATGACTGGTGGGAACACATCGAGTCTGGTGTAAACTAAAAGGACCACTTAGATGGCTAATCAGCTTTATCCTAAAGCTAAGCAAGGCTTGCTTGGTGGCGAATTTAACTTGTCATCTAATGTAATTACAATTGCATTAATAGACACGGACGTCTATACTTTTAGTACTTCGCATGAGTTCAGATCAAGTATCCCTAACACCGCTGTTGTAGCTTCTAATAATCTTATTAACAAATCTATAACAGACGGTGTTTTTGATGCTTCTGACGCTCTTTTTCCATTTGTTGTTGGAGCAAACTGTGAAGCACTAGTAATTTATCATAACACTGGTAATGCAGAAAGTGATGGTGCACGGCAGGCTGACTCGAGGTTATTGGCATACATTGATACTGCCTCAGGCCTGCCCGTGCTTCCCAACGGAGGCAACATCTTAATAAAATTCTCCGATGGCGCCTCCAAAATCTTCTCGATTTAACACTTCCACTGTGTTTGACGAGGTCGATAAATATATCTGACCTCCTTTTTTATCACTTGAGGAAAGCATAGTGCAACTTTTCGGATTCAACATAACAAGGGCAGATCAAGAACAAAAAGAAGATCTGAAAACCTTTGTACCTCCCCAGACAGATGACGGTGCTATTGAGATAGCTCCTGGCGGTTCCTATGGTACTTTTGTAGACCTAGACGGAAACGCTAAGTCAGAAGCTGAATTGGTATCTAGATATCGCGAGATGTCTATGCAACCAGAATGTGATTCTGCTGTAGAAGACGTTGTAAACGAATCTATAGTAATGGATGATCAGAATCCAATTGAGATTGTTTTGGATGATCTTAAGCAGCCGAACTCTATCAAAAACAAGATTAGAGAAGAGTTTGAAACTGTTCTTGAAATGCTGGACTTTAGCAACAAAGGCTACGACATCTTTAGACGTTGGTATGTAGATGGAAGAATTTACCACCACATTATCATCAACGAAAAGGATCCACGAGAAGGTATTAGAGAACTTAGATACATTGATCCACGTAAGATTCGTAAAGTACGAGAAAAAGTAAAGTCAAAGGATCCTCGTACTGGCGCTACAATTTACAATAAAGAGCAGAAAGAATACTACTTGTATAATCCAAAAGGTATTACGTCTTCTGCTACTCAAGGTATAAAAATTGCAGTAGATAGCATAAGCCATATCCACAGTGGATTGATGGATGCAAAGAACAATATGGTTCTTGGTCATCTACACAAGGCAGTTAAGCCTCTCAACCAGCTGAGAATGCTTGAAGATGCAACTGTAATCTACAGACTTGCAAGAGCACCAGAGCGTCGAATCTTTTATATCGACGTCGGTAATCTGCCAAAAATGAAGGCAGAACAATATCTTCGAGACATGATGGTCAAACATAAGAATAAGCTGGTGTATGACGCTGCTACAGGCGAAGTACGCGACGATCGTAAGTTTATGACTATGTTAGAGGACTTCTGGTTACCGCGTAGAGACGGCGGTAGAGGCACGGAGATCACGACTTTGCCGGGTGGACAAAACCTTGGCGAAATGGAAGATGTAGATTACTTCCGTCGCAAGCTGTATAAGTCTCTTAACGTACCAGTTACTCGTATGGAAGCTGATAACCAGTTTAATCTTGGCCGAGCTTCAGAGATTACAAGGGACGAGATCAAGTTTAACAAATTTGTACAAAGGCTGCGCAATAGGTTTACACATCTGTTTGATGGTCTTTTAGAGATTCAACTTGTATTGAAAGGTGTACTTTCCAGATCAGACTGGGAACAAATGAGAAACACGATTCACTATGACTTTAAAGAAGACAACTACTTCTCTGAACTTAAAAACACTGAGATTATGACAGAGCGTCTTCGACTTGCTGGCGAAATTGATCCGCTGGTAGGCAAGTACTACTCCATGAAGTGGGTAAGAGAAAACATTCTTAGAATGTCTGAAGACGACATTAAGCAGGTTGATCAAGAGATTGATGCTGAACGTCAAGAAATGGACGATGAAGGTGGACTAGGTGGTCCAGTAGACTACAAAGCTGGACAACAAGATCAACCACCTCAACAAGATCAACAGGAAGAGTTTGTACCACAAGCTACGATGAGTGATGAAGAAAAGAAACTTGTTGAAAGTATGACGAGATTTATGGATTCCATGGCTTCTGAAAACATCGAGGAAGATGATGAATGAAGTTGACCAGGCCAAACTTCTAGCAGCTTTACTTGGTGTTCTCAAGAAAGAGAACAGCAAGGCCAAAAAAGCTCTCGCAGAAGAACTTTCCAACGAGCTGCAAAGTCTTATAGACGATCAATCTGGATTGAAATATCTACAGATTGACGAGCTAGAAGAGCCTGTGCCTATTCAAGTCTTTAGAGGCGAGAAAGGTGATAAGGGACCCAAAGGACCTAAAGGTGCTAAGGGTGAAAAAGGATCTAGAGGTATCTCTGGTCCACAGGGCCCCGAAGGTCCTGTAGGACCTACTGGACCAATTGGTCCACAAGGTTTACAAGGCCCAGAAGGAAAAACTGGTCCTAAAGGTGAACCAGGTCAAGACGGTGTTACACCTGACATAGAACCGTTCAAGACCAAAATTATTAGTGATTTTGACCAGTTTACTAAAAACATATCATCTCAAATCACTAGGATGGCGTATGCTGGTGGTGGAGGTGGTTCATCAGGTTCTGGTGAAGTACGCTTACTTAGATTAGATGATGTAGACACATCGGCTTTAGGAGATCAAAAGTATTTAAGGTATAACGCTACCACTGAAAAATTAGAATTTACTTCAACGGTTGTTTCAGCCAATGCTGTTGTACAATCGGATCTAGATAATTATCTTCAAGTTGCAAATGCCAACTTCGTCACACAAAATCAACTTGATAACTATCTGCAAGTATCAAACGCTGTAGCAGGAACTATCACCCAGGATAACTTAGATAGTTACCTACAAGTTGCCAATAGTGTACTGTTTATAACACAAAGTGATTTAGATCAGTACTTACAAGTAGCAAATGCCAATTTCATTACACAAAACATACTTGATGGTTACCTACAGGTTGCCAACGCTAACTTTGTAACGCAGTCTACCCTAGATGGTTATCTCCAGGTAGCAAATGCTAACTTTGTTACTCAGGATCAACTTGATAATTATTTACAAGTGGCCAACGCGGCCACCGGGACGATCAATCAAGGAGACCTTGACAGATATCTACAAGTAGCTAACAGCGTCGCATTTACAACTCAGGGAGACCTTGACAAATATCTTCAGGTAGCTAATAGTGTCACATTTACAACTCAGGGAGACCTTGACAAATACTTAGAAGTATCTAACGCAAACTTTATTACTCAAGCTCAGCTCGATAATTATCTACAAGTTGCTAATGCAGCTTCGGGCCCAGTTCTCCAAAGTGATTTGGATGGATATTTACAAGTTGCCAATGCAAATTTCGTAACAGCAGCTAACAATATTGGCCTTGGTGCCAACGTTTATACTTCAACAATAAATAACATTATACAACTGAGAAAAATTAGAGGCGGGTCAAACGTCTCAGTTGATGTAGATAGTAATGGTATA